TTGTGGACTCTGCCGCCTCTACTGGCATATCGCCTGCAGCTGCAGCAATTTTTTGCACCGCAGCGCTTGCAAAGGCAGCGCTCTCTACGAGTGATACCTCGCGTAAGGTAGCAGCGGTGACCAGGAGGTAATCCTTTTGGGGCTTTGATGCGGTAACTTCCACACCAACGGATAAGCCGTCCATAAGTTGCTCCTGGGCTAGCAAAATCGCATCTGATCCACGTGAGGATGCACTTACCTTAAAGCTGGCATAGAGACCGTCTTTAGCGGATGTAATGCTTTGCATACGCCCTACTGGCTTTGAGTTATCGTGTGACATTAAAAGTTTTACTCGGCTTGGCTCAGGCGCACTAATTGAACCTTCAGCAAAAACTACTTTGCCCGCGCTTGTAAATCCCACCTCGCCATACGGTGCAATTTTGCCTGAGATAGTACGGCGCTCGCCACTATCTACTGCCTCGATATTGCCACTAAACGTTAAGATCATTAGTGCCGTTCCCTTCATTAAGGCCACTAGGGCTTAGCTGTTCCATACTTTGCGCTTGCTCTAAGTCAATTAAACCTAGATTAAGCATTTTCTCTATAGCATCTAAACGCGCTGCAGTATCGGCACGTAAAAAAGTTTCATCTAAAGCAAAGCGCACTACGTTACCGTGCGCCGTAATATCATCCATAGATAGACGGTTTTCAATAGCGCTAATAAACGGCTGTAATGAATATGCTACAAACTCTTTGCGCCCGTCTAAGATATTTTGGTAAGTCATAGAGTTATTCATATCTGCACTTATGTAATATGCAGGTACGTTCATTAAGCGCGCTGTTTCTGTAGCTAAGTATTGGGAACTTTCTGTGTAGGTCATATCTTTAGGGCTAAAACCGACCTGTTGGTAATCTAAAGTGCTAGTTAAATATGCTGTACTGCGTGAGGCACGTGCTGCTTTCCACGCAGCCAACAAACCGCTAATCTGTGCCTCAGGTAAATCTGCGCCGCTGTTTTTAATAAATCCAGTTGGCATAGGTGTAGCAGCTGCAACAGCTGCCGCCTTTTGTACATCTATTGCGCTCTGTATTGTGCGGGCGCCTGTTTCTAATACGCCAGGTAACAAAGATTGAAAAGTAACAAGGCTGCCAATACCTGCCATAGGTGCGCGTACACCATTAACGCTGTAAAAATCTACTTGATCTCCATACTGGTCAGTTGTAACAGTTACGCGAGTATTAGCTACCCACTCAAAGCCGCTAGGCCGTCCGTCATCTGCATACAAACTTGTAACGCGCCAATATGCAACGCCATAAAATAAAAGTGAGTCAACAGTATAAGCAATAGTTACGCTACGTGGTTGGCGCATATCGGGTTGGTCAAGCCATAGTGGGCTTTCCATTTTTGCACCTGTAGATTTTTTGTATAGCTCTAAATCAATACTCGATATAACGCCTGCAATTAAGTTACGGCAACGAGATACAGCTGGTACTTGCAAAGCTGTAAAACGATCAATAAACGGGGCACCGTTGCCAGTTGCATAAAGGCCGCCGTAGCTATAAACGCCAGCGCCGTAACCTTGTGACATAACGGCAGGGGCTAGCTGGGCGGTAACATCTTTTTTAGTTAAACCAAAAGTTTGCAATAGACCCATAGGGCGGATTATAGGTTATCCACAGGTGTAAAGTTATACACACCCTCGGCGTGTCTAAACGTAAACTTTAGCCTCAGATACGGGCTGTGCCAGGATGTGAATTACCATAGCTAGGCCAATAGGTATATCAACAGGGCCAGCCGATTTACGGCGCACAATACGCCAGGCATCGGGTGTTATTTTAGCCGCGCAGTTTGCCATTTGTTGTATCAGTAAATCCTGCCCGCTATGGCGTAGCCGATCATTAACTAGGGCATCGTGGAAGTCTGAACAAGCTGTATAAAAGCTCTGCCCTGATACGTCTCGCGTTTGTACGCCTGCATTTTGCAAACGCTGGGCTATGGATGCCGTGGTGTACTTGTCATAACACACCATACGTGGGTAATACATATCGGCCCATTTTTTAATACTTGCAGCTATAGCTAACTCATCTACTGCTACCTGTGAGCTGTAGGTATCCAATACAGCTACACCTATGCGCCCGTCACTTAAAAGCTGGCCCATAACGAGGCTTGCATCGCGGCGGCTCGGGCTTACGTCAAAAGCAAAAACAGTTAAAGGCCCAGGTGCCATTTTTAGGTTGATGTCGCTGGCATCTTCGACACTACCGTGGGGCCACGGTGATTGTAGCGAATCTATCCATTGGCATAACGTTTCTGTCCTAAATTGCTCTGTGGTTTGCGTAGTTAGCGCTTCTTGAATTGAGGCCTCGGTGACCAATATGCCTAAAGCTGGGTTGGCTTGCGCCCAGGCTTTACGATCATCTAGCGCTGCAAACTGTGGCGCGCTGTACTCGTAATAACCTAGCGACTCGGGCGGATGCGCCAGGCATCGCTCGCGTAACTCGTTTAAGGTCACGCTAAAAGCATCGCCCGCATTACTCGCCAGTAGGGTTTGAGCGTTAGGCCGTGCGCGAGTTACTGGCATAGCAGCTGCAAAGGCTACTTGGTCAACTTCTCTTAGCTCATCTATAAATAGAAAATCTGCCGTAGCGCCACGGGCTGAGTCACGTGTAGCTGCACGTACATCTAACCTCGCACCTGATTTTAATACTATGGCCTCGTTACCGTTGGCGTAGCGGATGCTCTTTAGCTCTTTCTTTAGGATAGGTGCATCCTCTATAGCTTGTGCCACTTCTCTAAAGGTAGTTAATGCCATAGATCGCGCTGAGGAGATGACCACGTGGTTACGCTCGTTAAATAGGAACAGCCCGGCCAGGATACGCATACGCGCCAGGTGGCTCTTTCCTTGTTGCCTACTGGTTAGTAATAAGTTTGTCTTACGAATAAACATTTTATTTTTATCTATCGTCAACATATCCTGCATTACGTAGCGTTGCCAGGGTAAAAGCGGCAGGCCAATATCCTCGGCTAGCTGTGCAACTTCATCGCCTCGGCTTGCACCTTTTAGCGGTTTGTTTTCTAGGCGTGGTCTTACCGCCCCTCGTAACGGCTGGCTAGCTTTGGTTGCCATTAGTTAACATCCTGCTCAGGTTGGCCAGCACAAGGGCCTTGCTGGGTCATTACAGACGTTTTTGGGGATAAAAGGTCAGAAAAGACAGGGGGGGTGTCCGTTGTGGCTAAAAAAACGCCCTGTGACTTCTTACCCTTACTGAGATTGCATCGCTTACAGGCAGGCACTAAGTTATCAAGGCTCATAGGGTCACCACCACTAGCTATAGGTATCACGTGGTCAACCTGATTGGCCTCTTGGCCACAGTAGTAACACGTCCAGCCCCCAGCGTTCAACACTTGTAAGCGCCTGGCCTTGTAGCGCCTACCGTCTCTAGGGTCTTTAGCCTTCACTTAGTAATGCCCTACTTTCTTATGATGATCTAAAGCTTTACAAGGATTGCCATAACGATAAGCAATATACTTTAAGCCTAAGTCTATCTGCTTATATGGGTTGCGCTCTGTCATCTTTAGCAACTGAGGTATGCCATATGCGCTGCTCTTAGGATTCTTGGCCTTAGGGTTCCATTGACTTTCCATACGCCACAATATAACTAGGCATCTATATTGCTTATCATCTAATAACTTCATATGAGCATATAACTTATAGCTCTCTACGTTTGGATCGTAAGCCTTTGCTGGCGTAATCCCAATTACACAATACAGCCCCACAAGCACCAAACATCGCCTGCGAGCTATCCGCCTCAGCGGCTCGCCAGCGAGTTGTGATGCTAGCGTACGTGTCAAATAGGTTGCAACTTTGAGCGTAGCGTTGGGCGTGTTTCCACAGTTATTAGTGCCTGTGGATAACTCCTGTGGATAACTATTTAGCATCCTTGCCCCAACCTGTGCCCCTAAATATGGCACCTATTGGGTCATAAATACGGCGCATATCAAAGCCACAGCACTTAGGTATATTTACATCGTGTATAGATCGCTGCACTTCATAGCGTATTGAGCAGCTAATACACTCATACTCATACATCGGCATAAGTAACCAATAGGCAAACGCTCATTTTGCTACATACCTTGCATTGTAAGACTTTTACGTTAGCAGGCAGGTTATCTGTCACTATGCGCTCTATCTGCTCTGTTATTTTCTTACAACTACGGCACTCAAAGCGTATTGACTCACTCATAGCTGCACCGCCTCTGAGATAGGCAAAAGGGCCACGGTCTTATCAACCTGGCCCTGAGAGTCAAACTCTGTTTTAGCAGGCAACCTTTTAACTGACCACTTAACCGTTATCTTACGCAGGTTAAAGGCGTAGATGCCCTTAGGTGTGGCATTAACGTAAAAGGGCGTAAAGCCTAGGCGCTCGGCCTGTTGCATTAGCGCATCATATTTATCTTGCTCTATGAGCAGGTCATCGTAATGCGTGTGCCTGCATTTTAGCTCTATGTGCAACCTATACAGGGTGCTAGTAGCATCGTGGTACTCGTATTGGTCAGATGACTTAGTTAGATCCTCTAAGTATCTGCCCTTAATGTAGTTAAATAGCTCTTGCTCCGTATCTATCATCGGCAGCCCTTGCAAAACCATATAATGTTTTCAAAGCTGTTTTTTTGGTAGCCAAACTTATCTAGCTGTGCCACTAGGGCGCACTTATCGCATTGTTCAACCTTGTACTCAGCTGCTAACTCACCGTTAACAAAGAGTTTGCCTGTCATCTCTTTAAGGTTTATTAACTCGTAGCTATCGCTCATACCTGGGGCGCCCAGCCTGTAGATGTCTGCATATACCAAACGGGATCGCATTGTGTTGCCTTGCTCTTTTCGATACAGCTGTAATTGCCCCACTCTTTGCCTGTTTTAGCGCTTGTGCCTGTGCGCCATACACGGGCACCGTGTTTACACTCAGGTTTGCCCTGTAGGTAGATGCCCCCTAGCTCGTTTTTAACTGCCTCTATACCTGCAGCTAAAGTAGGTGTTGTAGCCCATAAATCATCGCTAACAGGTGCTACGTCTTTAGTGCTAAGCGCCTCTACCTTTTCCATATCCTGCTTTGTGCTGCGAGCAATACCGCCAGGTGTAAGCAAACCGATAACGCGCCCATAAGCGCTTGTTACTGCGTTTTCTACCCAAAAGTGCAGGTTAACCCCACGGTCTGAGCGCATCTCAAAAGCATAATCAACAGCGCTAGGTAGATGATCTTCATACTCTTTGTAGGCCTCAGCCTTAACTAAAATATAACCTTTTGTTATGTCTATATCCTCGATATAAGCAACAAGGCGTAGCGTGGGATATTCTGCACGCGCTCTAATAATTCTCGCGTTGACATCCTCGTATCCTTCTAAGAAATTACTCATCGCTTGGCCTCAGCTTCTTTTAGCGCCTTAGCGATATTACGGCCACGTAGGTAACCTTCACCCAGGCCTACTTTGTAGCCCATTTCATAAGCTGCGTAGATAAATAAGCCCATAAACAGGCAAACCATACCTACTACCATTAAATC